TTGTAACCTTGCAGGGTCACATTGTAATCCCGGTCAGCTTGGTTGAACTCTACTTTGAACGTATCATCGGTTCGTATAAAGTATCCGACTGCTTTCCTAAGCAGTATGTTTGAAAGAGTATTAGGGAACTTTTGTTTCATGTGGTGTTTCATTCCGCCCCATGAAATCGTTCCCCACAAGACAGGGTCCGATTCGATTTCCGAAGAACTGATTTGCGTTGACATCAAACTAGCATGAGAGGTGCATTAGACTTGGCTTGCCTTGACGCAAGAATGCTTCAGGCGAAGGCGCACACACACGCAGAGGGGGGTAGGGGCGCACGGACGGGGTAGGTCATTAAACAGGGACTCCTAACTCTCTCCCACACAGAACACAGAACACCCCCCTAAGAATTCACTTGACAACTCTCAGAGGTTTGCGATAATGGGTTTTGTTTCAATCTGATAAGGGGGTAGACATTGGGAGTACACACATTAGAGGACGAGGACACTGATTCCCCAAAGGAGGTTGGCCCCAGTCAGAGGGCTCGTTTAACTCGCAAGCGCAAGGGAGTAAAGATCCCTATCACTGGGTACAAGTACAAGCTTTCGACCGCAAAGATATCTCGTCTTCAGCATGAGTTTGAGTTAGGGTTATCTTCAAAGACGGCTTTAGCGAAGAAGTACAAGATCACGCGCTCGAAGATATGGGAGCTTGCTGCGGAGTTAGACTGGGAGTATGCAGGGAGGAGGGAGGAGTTACTCAAGCGTTTTGAGGAGAAGTCTTTTGCGAGGTTGAACAACCAGCGAGTTGACGCTGTTGAGCAGCATGCAATTGAGTTACAGCTTGCGCGTGAGGCATTAAAGGAGATTAAGACCCCACGAGAGGCAGAGATGCTTGAGAAGCGTGTGGACATACTTCTGAAGTGCATCAAGGGGGAGCGAACAGCATATGGGCTTCCGAACGAGTTCAGGCAGATTGAGACGAAGAACGAGAACGTGTTTCGAGTTGAGGAGATGGTTAAGAGTCTTGACTTGAAGAAGCAGGAACTAAAGGTAATAAACCCTATAGCGAGAGAGATTAAAGATGAGAGTAATAAGGAGGGTAGACAGGGCATTAACGAGTTTATTGACGGGGATACGCCCAAGCGGGAGGACTCAGAGGGGATTCCCGAGAAGGCCCTATTTAGATCACGCACGTTATCTTCTAATGAAGAAGATGGAGAAGGAGAAGAAGGTATGCAGGGGGTACTGGTCAAACTCAAGGAAGGGTAATCAGAGTTTCACTTGGAGTTTTACTCAGAGGCGGAGAGGCATGTAGCGTGAGTTCTTCACTTGTCTCAAATCATTGGTATGCATACCACTCTGTAATTGATCGACCAACTAGAAAGAAGATTAAAAGGTTAAGAAAAGACACAGAGTGGTGTGGTGCTGAAGTTGGGTTTCACGAGAATTCAACTAGACAAGATCGTGTTGATCACAATGCTAGAAACAGCAATCTGAAGTGGATCAGGGGGGAGCAATGGCTGAGAGATCTGATATGGGAGTATATGGCTAAGGCTAATAACGAGGCTGGGTGGCGATATGACATAGCAGATGTTCAGGATATGCAACTCACACAATACAGAGAGGGTATGTTTTATGGGTGGCATTTTGATGGACAAGGGGATCATAATAATGCTGATGGAATGAATGATGAGAAAGGCAGAGTGAGAAAGCTAAGTCTCACACTGTTACTAAATGAGGGATATGAGGGTGGTCATTTTGAGTTCACCAGATATGGGAACGAGTGTTCTACGATTGTAAGGCCCGATTTCAGTAAGGCGGGTTCTATAATAGTATTCCCATCTCATATTGAACACAGAGTAACTGAGGTAACAAAGGGAGTTAGACACTCCTTAGTGGCTTGGTTTATTGGGGAACCATTCAGATAAGGGTATAATGAAGCCAATTCAATCTAAGACGATACGGATGAACAAGACAGAGGCGAAGTACGGGAGGCATCTTGAGGAACTGAAGACAAGTGGGGAGATACTTGATTATCGGTTTGAACCATTCTCCATGCGTTTAGCAGAGGAGAAGTGTTTTTATCACCCAGATTTCTTTGTGGTTTATGAGGATCGCTTTGAGATACATGAGGTGAAGGCATATGATCGTTCAACAGGGAAGCCCTTGATGAAGGATGATGCCCTAGTTAAGGTAAAGATTGCGAGTACAGTTTATCCTTGGTGGGAGATGAGGATAGTATATTGGAATCCCACATTAGGAGATGTGGGAGAGTGGGAGTACAGAACCTTCAAGTAGAGGAGACGCAATGGAGACTTTGTTAACTTTGTTTGGGGCTAAGTGGTGCTGTGTAATTGCATCTACGTGTGGTGGGCTGACTAATGGTTTGGTTCACAAATGGATGGGTTGGTTATGGGAACTTAAGAATGTTGGGGTTGCTGCGGTAGTCGGGTGGATTGCCGCAGAGTTTTTCATCCCGGCACTTATGAAGCAGTTTGAATTCGGACCCGAAGTTGCCTTGGCTATTGCATTTCTAATTGGGTACAGCGGGATAAGATTGCTCCCGAAATTAGAGCAGCAGTTATTCAAGCGGATTAACAAAATCGGGGGCGAGGAACCCAAGTAGAAACCGGGGTTACAGTAACTGTTGTTCCCTAAGTCATGGGTAGTGTTTTTGCTTTTACAGTACCCTTCTACAACCCCTCTCAGTGCTGCCTTCGTGCAGTTCTGCCTATGTGTGGCATGATTTATGCTATTTATGTATATATTATAAATAGAGAGACACATAGTGTAGCATACACTATGTGTCTCGATCTATATACATAGTAGAGTTTATAATATATTGTTCGTTTATCACTCACTAATATATGGAGAAGACTGATCCCGGGGTTTCAGAGTACTTCCAGAAGCTTGTTGCGGATGATATGCTATACTTTTATGAGTGTCTCAAGATTGTGGAGTTCGGGACAAAGAAGCTGATCCCCTTCAAGATGAACAACGTGCAACTGATCTTGCATGGGATGGCAGAGAAGCAGCTTGCAGAGAAAGGGCACGTCCGTATGGTTGTTCTCAAGGCAAGGCGATTTGGGATTAGTACTTACATACAAGCAAGATTCTTCAAGAAGGCAGCAACTCAGTTCAACAAGACAGTTCACATTGCAACTCACGATAGAGCTACTTCAGATACGATGTTTCAGATGACACGTATCATGGAGCAGAACTACCCCACCATTATAAAACCAGAGGTTATGTATTCAGGAAAACGAGAACTAACATGGGGGTCTTCAGAGGGGAGTGGGTTAAACTCGAAGTATGGGTTATCCTCTGTTGGGGGTGCAGAAGTAAGAGGGGATGCCATCGACTACTTGCATTGTTCAGAGATAAGTAGCTGGGGGGAGAAAGCTAGTGACTTCTCTATCGGGTTACAGAATAATGTGCTTACGGGTTATGGGACAGAGGTTTGGTTGGAGAGTACTGCAAAGGGAGTTGGGAACTTCTTCTATGAGGAGTTCTGGAGATCATGGAGAAATGAATCTGGGTTTGAGGCGGCATTCTTTCCTTGGTTCGTATTCCCAGAGTATAAGATTAAACTCACAAAGGATGAAACAAACAAGAACATGTTTCTAGAGGATTTGGGAAAGCACAGAAGATTTGGGGGGAAGGATGAGCTAATGATGCTGGGGGTTTCAAAAAGCTATAAAACGGATGAAGGGACTTTTCGTTTCGAGATAACCCCGGAGCATCTCAAATGGAGGAGGCTCTGCATAGATACGCAGTGTCAAGGAGATATGATCCTCTTCAATCAGGAGTACCCTACAACTGAGGAGTCCGCATTCATTTCTTCAGGGAGATCCGTTTTCTCACATTCCGCAATAAATGAGTTACTCTACAAGTCAAACGATCTTTACGAGAACAGACCCCCTGAGCGGTTTAGAGTCCCTGTCAATGAGTTCCGCATGGCAAAGGGCAACTCCTCGATGAAGTATTACCTTGACCCTGATGAGTTTGGGGATCTTCAAGTGTGGAGTCACCCCGTATTCGACAGGGAGTACAGAATTGGGGCGGATGTCTCAGAGGGCATTGAGATCTCGAAGAAGGAGACGGACTGGAGTGTGGCTTGTGTGATTGACGCTGAGACGTATGAGGAGTGTGCGCTCTGGAGGGGGAAGATAGATCCGGATTTGTTTGCTTGGATTTGTTCTGCTCTGGGGAACTACTACAATAGCGCCCTACTTGGGGTTGAGAGGAACAATCAGGGACTCACGACATTAACTAGCTTGCGAAATACGCATGGATACCCTAACCTATACTTTGAGCGCGTACTTGACGAGAGAACGGCACGTAAGCAGAAGAAGCTGGGGTGGAACACAACCCTCAAGTCCAAGCCCCTCATGGTGAACAACCTCAGAGAGCTTGTGCGTGAGGGCAACATTGCTGTAAGATCAAAAGAGCTTCTGCATGAGATGAGCGCCTTCGCACATCACCCTGATGGGAAGATGTCTGCTCAACAGGGTAGGCACGATGATTGTGTGATTGCACTTGGGATTGCAGTGATGATGGCGCATATGTATCCCCCATCTCTCATGTCAATGCAAGCAAAGCGAGAACAGAAGATGCAACAGGAGATTCCCTTGTTTCAGTATGAGTGATTTTTTTGTTGACATTCATTCTCGATATGCTATAACGATAGTATGGACGGGGTGTGATGGACACATCCCGGTTCTTTTTTTGAACCGTTCATAATTTGAAAGGACGATATGTCTCAGATGAGTGATGCCTTTTGGCACAAGGGCCAACATGAAATGGTTGGCACAAGAGCATTTAGCACTGGAACATGGGCTATGCATTCCTCCAATAAGGAGAACGTAAAGACCACAACTGCAATAAACTATTCTATCGCTTCTACAGGTGGAATTTATGCGGTCGCGGCAACTGGCGAATTTGATGTCAGTGCATTAACTGCGGGAGAAAACGGGACAGTTACTGTTACGGATGACAGTTCCCCCGACACTAGAACGACAAGGCAGAATGCTGTCGGACTTTCAGTTCCTCCGGGGAGTCATTGCTATATTATAGGGGCATTGAATGCCGCTGGAGCTTTGAAGGTTTATGCGGGTGAAGTTGTTGTTGGGACTGGTACTGCTGGGGCAACTGGGACTGCTGCAAGGCGACCAGAACTAGACTGTAGCGCAGAATGCCCTGTATTTGAGCTTTACTTGGCAAATAACCTTGCTACTGGCAGTGCTTTTGCTGTTGGGACTCAACTCTTAGATGCAACTGGCTTAACGGCTACGTTCACTAATTTGAGTTTCATCCCTAATAACACTGACTCTGCTGGATCTGCTCAGTGACAATAGGGGGTGAAGGTGAACTGCCCCTTGACCCTCCTGTTTGCCTGATCCCCCTTCGTCTTGCGAAGATATGGCTGAATACGACTACGGTGGCGATAGTAAGGCCCCAACAAAAACCAAGGACTCTCTAGCCCTTCTAGTACAGGCTCACTTCTCTATCGGGAAGGAATACCGTGCTGGTGCGGGGGATGAGGAGACTTGGAGAGAGGCGTATGATGCACATCGAGCAATACACCCAGTGAAAGTAAACGGAGTCCTCTCTCTCGCAAAGAAGAGAGGGGTCTTCGTTCATTTAGTTAGACGTAGAGTTAACTCTGCGCGAGTAAAGATCACATCCCTTCTATTTGAATCCGGGAAGGTTCCCTTCTCAATTACCCCGAATTACACCCCGAAGTTTGCTGCACCCGATCTTCAGCAGGTTCCCCCAGAGCAAATGCGGGATGAAATTGACATGAGGGCAGAGCGGATGGAGAACACAATCCGGGATATCCTCAGAAAAACAGATTATATTGGGGTTGTCAACGATACTGTCCTAGAGATGTGCCTGTATGGGACGGGGGTTACCAAGTCGATTGTCCTCAAGGGGTATAACTATCCCGTGTACAAAAGCGCAAAGCAAGATCCCGAAATCTTGAAGGCGGAAGATCTGCTTGAGTCGGAGTTAATCCCAACAATAGAAAGAGTATCTATTTGGGACTTATTCCCCAACCCAGAAGCTAAATCCATTGAGGATTGTGACTGGGTGATCCAGAGGGCATTCTATTCCCCGCAGCAAATGGTTTCCCTCAAGGAGCAAGTTGGCTTTGACAAAGGGGCTATTGAGGAGGTTCTTGAAACTGGGGAAGGGGAGGAGTCTGGGTATGACCAGTCTGAATCCCCGTCTAAGGGGGCAAATTCTACTAGAGAGCGTATTAAGAAGTATCAGGTTCTTGAGGAATGGGGGACATATACGAAAGACGAGCTTGAACCCTATACGGATGTTTCAAAGTACAAGGGGGATTCAATCCCAATGTGCATCACCGTGTGTGGGGACAAGGTAATCCGTGTTGTTGAAAATCCGTTTGACGGGAGAATCCCGTATGACTTCTGCTATTGGGAGAGAAACCCGGACAGCGTTTGGGGAGATGGCATCTATTTCTCAATCCGAGATTTACAGGATATTACGAACTTCGCGTTTGCACAACTTGTCGAAGGAAAAGCTCTCGCATCAAACCCGATTTCCGTTATTGATCCTCAAGCGTTTGATCCCAAGGAGGACATTGAGAATATATATCCGGGCAAAGTCATCAAGGTGCGCCCGGGTAACGATGTCCAATCGGCATATCGCCCAGTGATAATCCCGGATGTGACAAGTGGGTTGAGCGATTTGATCAGCATGGTTGAGAGACAGGCTGATCTTGCATCAGGGCAATCTGCTATTGGGTTGGGAGAAAGCGCCCCATATCAGACTAAGACTGCTACTGGGATGTCAATACTGCAATCGAACAGTAACAAGTTGACAGCAGAGGTTGTGCGTTCTGTGAGCAGGATGATCACTGGGAATATCAAGGCAATCTACCATTGGGTGATGTCTGATACTCAGGATACTACACTCAAGGGGGATTACGATTGCGAGTGTACAGGGTTTATGCAGTATGTTGCTAAGGAGGTGCATAACACGCAACTCATTGGGTTGTTGAGTGTACTTGCTCAGAATCCGGATCTGAACGAGGAGATCAAGCGTAACAAGTTCATACGCCCAATCTTCAGAGCGTTCTCTTTGGAACCTGAAGAATTCGTGATGACCCCAGAGGAAAGTGAAGCAAAATCTCAGCAGATGCAACAAGCGCAACAGGCTGCAATGCAAGCAGAAATGCAAGCGAAAGCCGAGATGATGCAGATGCAGTCCTTGCTTCAAGAGAAAATGGCTGTAAGCTCAGATGACAGAAAGCGTGAGATCAACGAGAGGGAGATTCTGATGAATCAGGGGAACCAGCTTGTTGAGAATGCTGGGTTTGCAGAGGAGTCCTTACTAATTCAAGAGTCTCAGCAGCAAGTACAGGAGGCTGAGATGCAAGAGGAGATGCAGGGTATGCAGCAGGATAAGGAAATGGATCAAGTAGCAGAAGGCTTGAAACGTGGCGAAACTCCAGTATGATAGAGATAGACGCTGGGAATTACATAGCAAATATCCGAAGCGACCCTCGATGGATGGCTCTTGCAGGTCACATAGAGAACTTGATCGAGGAACGAAAAGAGATATTATCAGCAAAACTCATTCATGGGGAGGCTGATACAGCAAAAGCCAATTCTCTGATAGGGGAGATAAGAGCCTTTAAGGAGATTGTGCTACTGCCGACTAGGTTGGCAGAAGAGGGGCAGAGGGTTGCCCCATCGGGAGAGTAAACCTCACCCCGAAAATATTTAACAAGGGGCAATCATGGCTGAAGAAGAGCAGCAAAGTTCAGAGGAGCTTTGGGGTAATACCCCAGAGTATGGTGAAGACCCTGCTAAGGCAGAACCCGTACCTGAAGAACCCGAACCCGAGGAGGAGGAAGAAGAGGGGGAGGAGGAAGAGATCGAGGAAGCTGATGTAGGAGAGGACTTGGAGGAAGACTCTGAGGACTCACCACCAGAAGAGGACTGGGAGGATCGTTACCGTAATCTTGAGTCATCCCATTCTAGAAGGGGGAATGAAGTTCATACCCTCAAGGAAGAGCGGGATAATCTCCGTTTGGAGAAGCTTGAGATGGCACAGCAGCTTCAGGATTATGAGGCTGGGAAAGCCAAACTCAAGGAGATTGAGGAGAAGGAAGCAAAATCCCCAGATCCATACGATGATGAGCAGTATTGGAGTGATGAGGAGCAGACGATACTCAAGGAGTATCCCGATGTTTTCGCAATTGCAAACAAGATTGCTCAAAGAGAAGCAGCAAGGACTGCATCTGGGAGTCAACCAGATGACTCTTCAAAGAAGGAAATTGCAGAGCTTCGTGAGATAGTCACAGGGTTAGGTGAGCATTTCACTCGTAACAAAACCTTCGAGGAGTTAGACGAAAAGGTTGGAGCCGTTTGGAGAGAAATCGACAACGACAACGACTTTTATGAATTCGTCAATGCGAAGAAGGTGTTTTACCGAGCTATGAGCGAAGGTGATTTGGAAGAGAAGGCTGAGGTATTCAATGCTTATCTCGAATCTGATGCGGGACAACGTAAATACGGGACACCCCCTCCAGAAGAGAAGCAGACTTCCCCTACTCCACACCAGAATCAACGGAGAGAGGCGGCTCAAGGTCTTGTAAGTGGTAAAAAGTCAAGGGGTAGTAAGCCGAGAGGTGAGCTAGTGGGGGACGATTTGTGGGATTCTATTCCCGATCCAGAATAAATGCCTAACTAAGAAAGGTCATAATGGCTTATACTACAGGCGCTGCTGGCGGAACTGGAACTCTTCAATCTACCTCCGGTTTTGGAGCGAAGTATGGAGAGTTGAGTGATGCCGATGCATTCACTATTCAGAAGAAATTTCTGACGATCAGCAAGAAGCTGGTCACAATGGCGCGTTTCGCGCAGAAGGAAACCAAACCCTTGCATGAGGGTAAGGATATACGCTGGAGGAGATACGAGCGGTTTCAGGTTAACACCACGACATTGAGTGAAGGTGTTACCCCGGAGTCTGATACGCTTCAGCAGACCACAATCACGGCGACTCTGAGTCAATACGGACGTTGGGTGCCCATTACTGATGTAATGCTGGCTCTCTCTACGGACCCGATTGTTCAGCAGATCACCGAGCGTCAAGCCATTCAGATGGCTGAGACGATGGATACGCTGGCATACAATGCGTTTAAGGCTGGGACTAATGTTATTCGTGCGAATAGCGTGGCGTCTGGTGTAGCAACTCATAATCTTTGGAATGGGACTGCTGCGGGTTATGATGGAACTGGGGTTCCAACTAACATCTTGAATGCTGTTGTTACGTTAGAGAATAAGGATGCGACTAAAATCTCGAATGTTGTTAAACCAGCATCTGAGTATAATACCGAACCAGTTGCCGAGGGCTTCTTTGCTATTTGTCATCCCGATCTTCGTGTTGACATTGAAAATATCAGAGGGTTCACTCCAGTCGAAAAGTATGCCAACTATGGTGCTGTGATGTCTGGGGAAGTCGGTAAAGTAGGTATGGTCCGCTTTATTGCGACTACTCTAGCAACCCCATCTACAAGTACTTCCTCAGTTGGTACTTTGAGGGCTGCTCCTGATGACTCTACCAAGTCTGGTTTGTACAGTACTCTGGTTTTTGCTAGGGATGCTGTAGGGTGTGTTTCTCTTTCAGGGAAAGGCGCTGTTACTCCAACTGTGGTATCACCAAGGGCTTCTGCTGAAGATCCCCTTGGTCAGCGCGGAAGCGTAGGGTATCAGTATTGGTATACTTGTAAGATCCTACAGGATAACTGGATGGTCCGCATCGAGAGTGCGGCCTCTGCTATTTGATGTTCAGTGATCTTGAAAGTGAAGTAAGAGCAACAGGGGAGCGAGTTGTCATCTACAATGACAGTTCGCCCTCCTACAGATTAATTCGGGTCATACGTGATGACTTGTTGAGGGCTTCTGGGGGTAAGGCGAATCTCATTTATAGAAAAGAGATTCAGTTAGTCCCCGGGGCACTCCCTTCAGAAGTAAAGCTTGCTTGCCATCTTCCTTTCGGGGAAGGGGTTACGGCTTATGTAGGGAGGGTTTCTCCATATAGGGAGAAAGGGTTTTACATAGATGGTGCCGAGTTGGGAAAATGTGGAGAGTGGAAGAACATTCTAGGAACTTCATATGTCCCGCTCGATAACCGTTACAACCAGATAAGACTTGAAATCGAATGCAACAGAGAACCCACTGGGGGAGTGCTTTACTTGCAGATCGAGTTCCGGTTTTTGACTAATACCTGAAGATGGCAAATATAAATAATTACGTTTCAAAAAAACGATCAAATACCCATAAGGATGAAAATCTTCAGTTGGAGTTTCATGTCCCTCACGGGGATAGAATAGCCGTTTCTGTTGATAAGGATATGAAGGAAGTCCCAGAAGGGTATGCAGTGATAGTGCTTGGTTATGGTGAGCAAGCAGCATATATGTATCCTCAATCTGTTACTCTGAATGGGGACACGATATGGATTCCAAGAGCATCAAGGCGGGCAATACCCATTGACTATCTTGATATCTTGCTTGATGCAAAAGAAACTCGTATTATCCAACCAAAGCCGGGAGTCCCGGGGGTTGAATACGAAGCAAACCGATTTGATGTGCAAATCCTTAAACTCCCGAAGGAAAAGGGGCAAGACCTCAAAGCCAAGTTAGGGGGTATCCGCGAAAGGGCAGAACGTCAGCAGATTCATGTTGCATGATCTGTCTTGAAGATAAACGAGGCATGAATGATCGACAGTCTAATCGGGATTCTAGAAACTCATGGAATCGCGGGGCTGATGTTGGGGGTTTTGAGTTACATCATACTATCGCAGCAGAGTACCATCCGAGGTCTGCACAAACAGATGGAGGATACGAGCAACATATTTGCGATTAAGATTGAAACCAAGCTTGATGGGTTGACTCAGGGTATACATGAGGTTGAAGCGGATACTGCACGAGTTGGGGGTATGGTGCAGACTGCACAGTTGAGAAGTCGTTGAGAAGGAAATGGTATGATACGCAAGGTTATACGGAAGGGCAAGAAGCCGGTATGGGTTCTTTATTCAAAGAGGGGCGACAGAAAACTTGGGGAATACCCTACTAGAGAAGCCGCACTCGAGAGAGAAAGGCAGATCCAGTATTTCAAGAATAAGCAGTAATGACTCGCAAGGAATTGCGCGAAAGCGTAGAGAGATATCTGCAAGGCAAGCGCAACGAGAGATGGTCTGACTCAGAGATTAACACCTATCTCAACGAAGCGCAGTTAGAGTTTTGCCGCTTGTCTAAAATCCCTGAGACAGAGTCTTCTACCCTTCAGATCCCCCCAATCCCCAACCCAGTCTCAGCAACTCTCAGTGCAAGTGGAAGGGTTGCTTCAATCGTGAAAGCATCACATGGGTTATCTATTGGGGACAGTGTACTCGTATCGGGGTCAACTAACACATACTGTGATGGGGGCCATTTAGTTACTGCGGTTACTACTACGACTGTGTCTAATGATACGTTTCAGTATCTCCTCCCAGAGAACACCTCACAGATAGTGACAAGCGAGAGCGTGAATTATGTTGCTACTGGGCCAACCTACACCAAGCCAGCCACAATCCTTGAAATCACGAGTGTAACCCTAGATGGGAGAGAACTAGCCATTTACACACAGAGTGATCTGGACAGGGCAGCAAATTCGGGATCAGGTGGGGTTCGCATGGTTCAGACTGCACTCGGAGCAACTCCATCTCCCTTCTATACGATCAACTCATCCTTCTACCCAAAGAAGTGGAGAGACTCTCAAGGGAAGCTTGAGGCTGTAGTCATATCAGAACGCTCTGCATCAAGTTTCAGGGTATTCCCACTCCCAAGTGAACCAGAACACGTTTACCTTGATAAGGATGCCGCAACTAAGGTGTCACAGGGATTTATCGTCAGAGGGGTCTTAAACCCCACGAAGATGACTTCTGATACCGAAACCCCACAGATACCAGAATCTTTCCATGAGGCCCTAGTATATGGCGCCCTAGACCGTGCTTATCTCAAGGAGAGTCAGTTAAGGAACGTGGACAAGTCCAATATGTTCAGAGGAAGGTTTCTGAGCTTGGTTGGGGAAGCACAAAGAAACGAGGGTCTAAACTCTGGGAGTATAGGGGGCGGCAGGAATGAGCTTAGGATACGGGTGGCAAGATGAGTGCAGGTAGTTTCGATATCACAGTTGAGGAAGGCGCTGACTTTGCCATGAAGTTGGATTATAAGGATTCCAGCGATACGACAATAGATCTTTCGTCTGGATTTAGTGCTAGAATACAGATAAGAGAAAGTATCAGCGGGGATTTGATTGCTTGGGGGAGTTCGGGTAGTGACACCCCATCTGACGATACTGGAAGTTTACTAAAACATGCCACTGTTACTATGGGGGCGACTGTCCCTAACATCTCAATTACGATCCCGGGTGCGACCACAAATAATTACACACCCACTCAGTTTGAGGGGGCAGTGTATCAAGTCGAGCTATTTGATGTTTCTTCTATTACTAGAGTTATGGAAGGTCACGCCTATCTCTCACAAAGGGTATTAAAATGAGTCTTCGTAATACAATCGGGCGACAGGGTAATATCGTAGAGATTAGGGCTCCCGGATTAAAGGGGGATGCCGGGGCACTTTGGAGGGGGGAGTGGCTGACTGCAACGGTTTACAATGTAAATGACTTAATCAGATACACTAACGGGAATATTTATATTTGTGTTTCGTCACACACCTCTACTACTGATTTAACTCCCATAGTCTTCACGCTTACTGATACTACTCCAAGTATTACAGAGGGGACGCTTAGTGCTAACTGGACTGGATCTGCCACACATACTGATGTAGAGCAGACAGCAGCTTCTGTAACTAACGGAGCAGGGTTGAAGGTTGGGATTGCAACTAGTGCGGATGCCACCCCAGTAGTTACAATCACACTCCCTGATAATGTTGGAACAGGAGATGCTGGGAAGGGGAGCGGGTATGACAATGCAGATACGCTTGTATTTAAGGAGCCAACTAGTACTAAAACTGCAACCGTTACTCTAAGTTCAAACTGGCAGATATTTACTGGGGGTGAAGATGCAGAGAGTTGGGCGAATCGCGCAAGACACAATAAGTTTACTGATTTATCAACAGGGACTTCAGGGTATTCCTCTAAGCATAGTGCGCTTCAGGCTTTTGATTGGGCGTCTAAAACAACTGGGTTTGTCCCCAAAGACACAAGAAGCCAAGCCGATGATGGAGATCCTAATATAGGGTCTAATATAATAACATTTACTCAGCCACATGGTTTTACAGTAACATCTCCTTTTACAGAGATAAGATTCCGTATGGTTGTTAATACTGTACTTGGGAGAACTGCACTCACTTCTTTAGTACTACCAACTGGGTTGACTGCTCAAGACCCATCTGCTGCTGCTGGGCATTATACTAAGATTCAGAGTATACCTTACTATGTGAAGACAGTCACATCCACTACAAAGATGACGTTGTCTGCTACTGATTCTGGGTCGGTGACGGCCCCTATTAGTGCTGGAACTGGGACATTAGTTATTCAGGATGAGTTTTCTGCAAAGTCATGGGCTATCGGGGGTACTGATGTAACAACTACAGCAAATCGCGGGTCTTCAAAGGATTGGGCCACCAAGGATGACGGTGCTGTAGATACAGTAGAACACTCTTCAAAGGCTTGGGCTGTTGGGGGAACAGGGATAACAACTACAGCAAGTCATGGTAGTTCTAAGGATTGGGCGACTAAGGCAAATGGGGGTGTTGATGGGGGTACTGCCGTTAATAGTTATTCTGCTCTTGCTTGGGCAGTAGGCGGAACTGGGATTACAACTACATTGGCGCGTGGAGCAGCTAAAGAGTGGGCAACTACTACAAGTGGTCCGGTAGATACTGCTGAGTTCTCTGCTAAAGCATATGCATCTGAAGTAGGAACAAATGCGCCAACAGTAGGGTCTGCAAAAGAATGGGCACAAACTGTTGATGTTGCTATTGATACAACTTACTCTGCTAAAGAATATGCACAGGGTGATGCGAATTCAGCAGCCTTAAGCACCGGGGGTTCTGCGAAGTCATGGGCACAGGATCTACC